TTACTAATGTAGTTACTACAAATGTTAATTTTTCTTTACTCATTTTTCAACTGTTTCAGTCATCATACCAATCCTTTTACTACTTGTAATTGGAATGTATCTAATAACTCCGTTAATATATTGCTCTACTTCTTCACCGCACAGAGAACATCTGTAGAAATCTTTATATAAGAATAGCAAAGGTGATAATAAATTGCAATAGGGACATATGCCATGCTCTAATCTAGCATCTAATTTTAAAGCTCTTTTAACTTTTTTTAATTTTCTCGGCATTTATTTGATAGAACATATCATCTGTGTCATCTGTCTTCCAATCTTTATTTTCTACGTTCCACTCTGTAGTTTGGACTTTATAATCCGGCCAATGTGTTGAAGTTGTAAAGCTAGGAATACTCCACAAAATACGATTATTAGGTTGAGCTGCATAATTACCGTTATCAAGAGCCAAAATGTGAGCACACTTGTGCTGATCAGGAATTTCGGAATGTTCAGTATCCAAGATATTAGGTTCCGGATGTGCCCAATCCACAGTGAATAAATATTGTCCATGAATAAACTTTTTGTCTTTACCTAAATACTTACAGCGCTGTCCTACTAAAAAATCAAAAGTAGTAACACTAGGATAATAACTAAATGAATTCCATAGCTGAAGATCTTCGAGATCTTGATGTTCCATCTGTCCTTGATGCAAAGTATCGCTGCTTCTTCTTTGAATAAAAGCAGAGATAGGAAGTCTCCAATAGATTGCACCGTTCGTAAGTAAACAATGAAACAAGAGTGCACGGCCGCCAATACTCCCCAAACCAAATACCACGCAGTCTTCAGTTTCGCCTTGATGTTTTCGTAAGTCATATAAATATTCTCTCCTTATTTTACAGTATATAGGTGGTATATTAGCATTTAAATAAGACATTTAAAACTATTTTATTGCACCCCAATTATCCCCAGATTCATAATCTACCTTATTTGGTATTTCTAATTTAACGGCTGATTCCATAATTTCAATTATTTTACTTGCATGTTCTGGTGACTCAACTGATATATCAACTTCATCATGTATTTGTATGTGAGGTACAATACCATTTTCATGTAAATGTATTAAAGACATTTTTGTCATATCTGCTGCTGATCCCTGTATTAATCTATTTAGTGCTCTATAAGTAAAAGCTCTTTTAATGCCAAAAGTATATTCTTTTTGTGCATCTTCTAATTTTTTAGGTGTGCCTGTATTAAATGTTAAAGGTTCCCACATATCAAAATGACAAATTCTTCCTTTTAAAGTTCTAATAATTCCAGATCGTTCTGCTTTGTTTGTAGTATTTTTCATTAATTGTTTTATGAAAGGTGCTTTAGAATGATACTGCGCAATTAATTTTTCTGCAGATTCTTTCATTAAACCTAATTCAGTCATTAATTTATTTTTACCCATGCCGTACATTAATCCAAGATTAATTGTCTTTGCTTGATTTCTAGATATACCAGCCATCTTTGCAACTGCTGCATGAAAGTCTGCTTCACCACTAATGTAAGCGTTAGCAATCTCATCAATACCATCTAACTTTTGTAGTTTAGCATAATGAACTAATATTCTGGGTTCTTGTTGTGAGTAGTCAAATACTCCCCACTTACAATTTTCTTCTGGAATAAATATAGATCTAATTAATGGACCTAACTCTTTGTGTCTTACCGGAATCTGTTGTAAGTTTGGATTAGACATTGAGAATCTTCCGGTCACCGTTCCACCTTGATCAGATCTAATTTGATTTATATCTGCATGTATTCTTCCTTTGTGAGAATGTTTTGTGATTGTATCTATAAAAGTTGTGTGTGCTTTATTTATTTCTCTTGCATTTGCAATTGATTGCGCAAGTTCATGTGGATGATTTGCTAAAAAGTTTCTTGTAAAACTTGGAGCTCCTGTTTTTTCTGTTTTATCATAAGGAAGTTTAAGTGCATCAAATGCTTTTGCAATAGACGCTGCCGCCCATAATTCTACATCAATCTTGGTTAACTCTTTGATTTTAAACAATAATTTCTTTTCTTCTTCTATCAATCTTTGTTTAATTTTCTCTGCTTTTTCTACATCAACTCTTACTCCTTTGAATCTCATATCTACAAGACAAGGAAATAATTTTGTTTCCATATCAAATATATCTACTAGATCTTGTTTATTAATTTCTATTTTCATTTCATGCCAAAGTTTTAAAGTAGACTCTGCATCTCTTTCTGCATATTGACCAACAAACATAGACGGAAGTTTCCATAAATCTTTTTTAGGATCAATTCCGTATTCTTTTGCTGCTGCTTGTAATACTGCTTCATCTTTACCAATGCCTGCATATTCTTTTGCAAGTGTATCAAGACGATAACTTAATCTATTTTCATCAACGAGTGATGCTGCAATCATAGTATCTCTAATATCTTTTGGTAAGATAAGTCCTGTTGATCTTAACCAAGATACGTCATACATCGCGTTATGAAATATAAATGTAGCATCTTGTTTAAATAAATCTTGTAACCAATTTAAAACTAATTTTTTATCCATGTTACCACCACCTTGATGCTCTATTGGATAATATGCTGACCAACCTTCTACTGCTACCGCAACTCCTACAATTTTACCACGACCAACCACGTTCCCCGATCCAAGTTCCGTTAGTTCCGGATCGCATGTCTCTAAATCCACTGCTATTTCTTTATGACCGCGTAAATCTTTTAATTCTTCCGGGACCACCCATTCTGTTTGTGGTGTAAATAAAACTTGTTGAAATGTTCTCACTTATAATCTCTTTCCAATATCATTTCTAAATAATGAATTGCTTTTAATATATCTTCCTTCTTACCTTTTAATCTGTGTCTACAAATATATTTAATTGCATTGCCTTCTGCAAAAGGTAAACCATTTTCGTTAATAAATACAGATGGTTGTATCTTCATCGTCTTATAATGTTTGCCACCCACTTGTTTATAAAATGTTTTATTTGTCATATAATATATGCTTTGTTAAAATCTCTTGGATCTACAATATGAAGTTCTTTTTTAGCTCTGGTACAAGCTGTGTAATATAATCTATGTAAATCATCTGGATCATCTTCGCTTTGTCTTACAGCGGCAGCAGTTAGATCAGTTAGAATACAAATGTTATCTTGTTCACCACCTTTGAATGAGTGAATTGTAGACAAAAGAATTCTAGGAGTCTTGTTTATCTTCTCACCATTAGCTCTCATATTACGAATATAATTTTCTGTAATTGTATCAACACCTTCAAATGATTCATACCATACTTTATTAGTAAGTAAACCATGATTTTGCATACAGTCGTTTATTAAATATTTTTCTTCTGCTTTTAATGTTTTAGCATCTCTGTATCCAGGGGTTACATTGGCCCCTAAATATTTATAAATGTTTTTTATTTGAAGATAATTTAATGGTGTGTTGTTTCTAAAGTCTTCCCAATTACTTAATGCAAGTAATAAATCTAATGATATAGAATTAATTCCTTTGTATTGATAATACCATCCTTGTAATTCACATAATTCTTTAACATCATTTAAAAAATGATTTGCTGTTGCAAGGACTGTCCAATTTCCTTTAGACATATCTACTTGAGTAATATCAGTATAATACCTTAATAAACCTGTTTCTTGCTTTGGTTTATAATCTTTTTCATATCTATTCTTAACTCTTGATATAATTCTTTGTGATAATTCATGTATAGGACCACCAGGAATACGATAAGATTGATTAAGCGTCCTGATCTCATCTACTTCATTCTTTAGCGCTATAAAGTGATCTACGTCGGCCCCAGCCCACTTAAAAATGGCTTGGTCATCATCACCTGCAATATAAGTTTTTTCTGCGTTTTTCCATATAGATTTGATTAATCTCCATTGTAAATAGGATAGATCTTGCGCTTCATCTATAAATAATACTTTAAACTTTGGAGCTAAATCTTGTTCTATAAAATCATCTAATAAATCTGTAAAATCTTTTAATCCTTTTTCTTTTTTATATCTCTTTAATTCTTGGTCTATTAAATACAAAGTGTTTCTTTCTACATCTAATAAATTTTTTCTTGAATCATAACATTCAAGAAGATCCATACCTTTAACTCTTGCTGTATTAATAATGGTTAAGTATTCATTGTCAGAATTAAATATACCATCTTCTTCTGAATAGGATGCAGTCTTAATAGGTATATTACATTTAACTCCAAATTCTCTGTAATCTTCATTGCTCATCATTCTATCTCTAGTCATGTTTAATAACTTAAAACATAATGAATGAATGGTTCTAAAATAAATTAAATCATGTTCAGGACTTAATTCAAATTTTTGTGCAGCTCTTGTTGCAGCTTCTGTTGCAGCTTTTTTACTAAAAGAAAAATAACCTATTTCTTTTGGTTTAATTCCTTGCTTGATAAATTCATCAACCAGGTTTAATAGTGTTGTAGTTTTTCCTGTTCCAGGTGGTCCTAATATTATTGTTTTCATTAAAAATGTTCCTCATGATATTTAACTTGTGATATAGTTGCATCAATCTTCTTCATGGTTTTAATTTTAACTAACCTAGGTTCTTGACCTTTTATACTTTTCCTAGTTTCTTCTACAAAAATATCTTTAAGTTGTTTAATTAAATTACCAGTCTTTGCCTTGTCCATCTCCCAATGATTCTTTTTACAAAAATTATAAAAGTCTTCCATTCTGAAATATGTAAATTCTCTTTTATCATCTGTGTATGGAAGTTTATTAAGTATATCATCCATAGTTCTTGCGTTCTGTCTATTCGTAGTCCAATCTTGTAGTAAAGATATAATTTGATTTAATGGATCTAATGATTCTAAAGGTTCAATGGTTTCCATTTTATTTATTAATGGTTTTAAATAATATTCTCTCCAATCTTTATCTTTTAGTTTTGGTATAACAAGATCTGCTTTCTCAAGTATAGCAATAGAGAACATAACTGGATTTGCTAAATGTTCTGTTTTTAATTCTATTCTTTTTTCCTCTTCTCCTTCGCCTACATTTAAAAAATACTGTGGTGGATTAGAATTATACTTCATTAAATTATTTAATAAAGGCATAGCATCTTCTTCAGTACCAACACCAAATTTTTTAGTTCTACATAATGATGCATTACAAACATCTACAATAGGTGGAAGTTTACATCTGTATTTGTCGTAACCTTTTTTACCAATAGATTTTAATAACTGTTGTACTTCACTATTGCTTAATGGCTTTGTCATGTATTTAAGATTAGCTTCGACGACTTTATCTTGCCAAGTATCAGGATCTGATTGTTTAAAATATATGGCAATATTAAACAATGCATTATTCCTAGATCCTTCGCTAAAGCCATCGCGAGCTAATCTATTTAAACATGGAGGCCCATCTTTAAATGCTTCTTCTATCTTTTCTTCTTTGATTTCAATTTTCTCAACTTCTTCCCTGCTGCGCGCATAAATATCATAGAGCTTATAAAATTCCTCAAGTGACAAAGCGGCGCCATTATCATCGAACGCATATCGTAGTCCTTTTGTTTGGTTATGGTAGGGAAGATTTAAAAAATTACCTGTGTCCCCACGTTCCACAAGTATTTCAGTTTGTTTAGGGAATATTTCAACACCTGAATATCCTAATGCATCTGAAATTTTTTTAAGTGTAGACTGCATCAACGATGCAGATATAAATTCTTTTGTAAATAAAAATACGTGTGCTCCACCAGATTTTGATCTGAAGACTATAAGTGGAAGCTTTAAACTTCTTATTTTTTGTATTAAGTTCTTGTGTTCAAGATTATACTGATCAATATCAATACAACCCCACTTGCAATTATTAGATTCATTAATGGGAATGATACCCAAAGCAGGATCAATACCATTAAGATGGTCTTCCCAAAGGTTATCCGTGACCGGTTTTCTAACAATGAATGCTTTTCCTTTTTGTTTTCCATTTTCTCCACGTTCTCCTTTTTGATACTGTCCATATGCTGTTTGAAACCCAGCAAATATTTCCTTAAATTTTTCTTTCATATCTTACCATATTTGTGGGGCCCGTATTACCGAGCCCCGTTTCTTAATTAATCTAGAACGGCACGTTCTCGATTATCTTCTCTTCTACATCAGCTCTTGTTTGCACCGATCCTTTTTTTACGTCACCAGAAAAACCTTTTGCACTCAAGTACAAAGATTTATCTTTGGTTTCTAAAATTCGATCTTGTGTTACTACCCAACCATACCAACTACCTTTATCATTTTTTTGTAAGTTAGATGATAAGTTGTATACAACACCATGCATTGGAGGAACTGCAAATCCGCCTTTACCGTCAGAGATCTGAACAGTTTTCATCATTGCGTTCCACTTCTTGCTTACATTTAACTGCGTTGACTTCATGGTAATTAAAGCCGGAGTATAACCACCTGCTTTAGTTTCTACCATTACATAGTAAGATGCAGTCTCTTCTAAATAGTTACCATTAGGTAATCTAATTTTAGATCCTTCTCTCTTACCTGTAGCTATCACTGGACTGTTAGGTGAGTGGAGTGCAATAGGAGCTGCAGATCCTTCTCCTCTTTCAGACCATTCTGGATAGTCTTTC